GGTTATTCGATAGTTAATGTTAGCGCATTTGGTAGCGAATCAATCCAGAAGACGTGACCAAAAACAACTGCCCCTAAGCGATTGTGGTTACGTTTTACCGCCTCACTCGACTTTTATAAATCACGCTAACGACGTTAGCAACAACAACTTTCGGGCAGGTGCCCGAATACAAATGGAGACTACTATGGGATATCAAGATCAAAGAGTACCTGCACTTATAGCAGCGTCTAACGAACGGCACCAAATCAACGGAGAGCGAATTATATATGAACTAAAAGACTTCTGCACTGCGATTGAGAAGTCTATGCGTGGAGTTAAAACAGTTATGAAAACTGCGAACACTGCGTGGGTCTACATGGAAGGCGAAGACATGGCGATGGGATGGGTAGGCTACGGTGACTTCCAGACCAGCCGAACCGCAAAGGATAACAAGTACGCCGTGTATGCACGAGGTATACGCAACATGAAGTACAACGACATGAACGAGCAGCACTTCATGCGTGTGGCCCTGAAGATGGATGTGGCCCTGAAACATGCCAAGGCGTACTTAATTAACTACTCTACATCCGAGACTGCGCAAGCCCTGAGTGTACCCGTGAGAAGAGATGTTGATGAGGTACGCAAAGCAGCACAACGTGCGTACCAAGTTGCTTTAGAGACTGTTGGCATAGAGGCAAGTAGGTACAGTAACAAAACTGGTCCACTCTTACAGGAGCTAGGTTACATGGTGCTGAGTGGGCATACCTTTACAAGCCCTGAGTTGGGCGCAAACATCCAAGACATGCTCAACAAGAAGAAGATAAGCTCCCGTTTCAAAAACGACGCTGTTGTGCCTATGGACTTCGTGCGCGTGTACACAACGAGCTACGGCGAACAACGTGTGGACACTGTGCGGATAAAAGACATAACACATTACAGGCGTGAGATAGACACAGACCACAACCGGACGTGGCTTGCCAAAGAACTACCCGAAGAACTTATGGGTAAGATCGCGGTCATGGCTATGTGTCAAGACGATGAGTTCGTAGAGGACGTGGGCTTCAAGGTAAGCGACAATATGTTCTACCTCTATGTAGAAGATGTTACCACGTGAGTACGTCAGACGATAGCACATACCGAGTAATCCTATCAAACGAGACTAAAACTGTCTCCGTGGAATGCTTTGGTATGTACCCGCTTGACAGAAGTGTTGACGGTACTTATGCTTCTGTGGACGAGCTACCTCTATGGATACAATCTAAGCTGGCTGTATTGTCTATGCTAGATGTCCCACCACCACTAAGTGATGTGGAAGGTGTGGGCAGTAAGCTAAGTCCTTATCTATATTGGGTGTACCCCTAAATTCGGGCAGGTGCCCGAAACTCAACGGGGTGGTTAGCGCCACCCCCACTACTGGTATCAATGGAGATTACGATGACCCCCGAAGCAAAAGTTAAGAAGGTTGTTGTCAAACAACTAAAAGAATTAGGCGCGTATTATTTCTACCCAGCCACCGGCGGCTACGGCAAAAGCGGTGTGCCTGACATAGTAGGGTGTTACAAAGGGTTCTTCTTTGGGTTCGAGTGCAAAGCTGGCAAGAACGTAGCCACACCTCTGCAAGAGAAGAACCTCGCGGAGATCAAGGCCGCAGATGGTTTAGACCTGATAGTAAACGAAGACAACATGCACGACGTTTCAGAAATATTAGAAGACGAAGCGAACCATCGTAACTTTCCAACACATTATTAATTCAACTGGCTAAGTTGTGAGAGGCCAATTCATAGTAGAAAATATCCGCAACAGTATGGGCGAAGTCTCCAGTACGCTAGATATAGCGTAAAAACATTGTGACCATACCGGAGAAACCACGAGACGGTTAGCCCCTGCGTTTCCGCGTGGGGCACCTAACAACTGAGGAGGAGTACAATGGAAAGTGGGGGATTAAACCCGTTTCAGCAGAGCGAACTGAAATACCTGAGACAACAGGTGGATACTCTACAAGAGGAAGAACATCGTAGAGATGCGCGGCCCAACGTACAAAAAGACTTATGGGTTGCACGTGAGGAATTAGATAGGTTCGTGAGGAGCCTACGAGCAGCGGGATTAAACATATGAATAAAATAGACCTTATAGGTGTGGCTAACAAAGATGCGTTTAGCGATGCCCTAAGAACGACCAAGCAAGGTGACACTATAAACTATCACATTGGTCAGTACGCAGGGGGGTTGTTTAAGAAGGACGCCCTTACAGCAGCAGAAGCGAGATTGGTAAACCTCGTGCAAAAGAAGTTAGGTGCTGGGCTTTTCCAGTACGTAGCGCAACGGACTAAGAAACGATTTAAAACCTAAACAAGGAGAACGACATGGTTAAGAAAATAAAGCGCGGCAAGAAGCAAGTAGCCGTATGGTCTTACAAAGTTGACCACCCACTAGCCTCGGCAAGCGAAGTTGCGAAGGCCACCAAAACATCCTACGGGTACGTGTACAAACTGTTCCAAAAGATCGGCACGCCAAAGGAAGTGATTGAAACGGCAGTTAAAGCAAAAGTAGACGCGTGGGTTATCCCAGAGACGTCCGAATCGCCGGGGCCACGTTCACACTCACGTGGTAGTATCTTAGACACAGCCAAAGAGTATGTGACTAAGGACCGAGCGGCTGACCACGGTGACATGGAAGACAACTTTCAACGCATTGCAGATTACTGGTCGGTCCACCTAGACCAACGCATCGACGCCCACGATGTAGCAGTGATGATGACCTTGCTAAAGGTAGCGCGTATCAAATCCAACCCACGCCATATGGATAACTTCATTGACGGTGCGGGTTATTTAGCCTGTGGCGGTGAACTTGTGAGCGCGTAATGGACCTCATAACCTTAGACTTTGAAACATTTTACGACAAAGATTATTCTCTGCGTAAGATGACAACAGAAGCCTACGTCCGTGATCCTCGTTTTGAGGTGATCGGCGTGGCTGTAAGAGTAAACAACGGAGAAACGGAGTGGGCTAGTGGCACGCATGAACAGATTAAAAAGTACCTCAAGACCTTCGACTGGGGCAAAGCTATGTTACTTTGTCATAATACTATGTTTGATGGTGCCATTCTTAATTGGCGTTTTGATATTCGTCCTCGCATGTATACCGATACTTTGTGTATTGCCCGTGCCCTTCATGGGACTGAAGCTCGCGCAAATCTCGGGGCGTTATCTGAAAGGTACGATATCGGCGTTAAGGGGACAGAAGTCTTGGACGCACTTGGAAAGCGGCGTGGAGATTTTGGACCCGAAGAACTAGGTGCGTACGGGGACTACTGTATCAATGACGTGATCCTAACCTATAAGTTGTTTAGTATTATGGCACGTAAGTTCCCTAAGTCGGAGCTACAGTTGATCGACCTCACCCTGCGTATGTACACTGAGCCTACGTTAGAGTTGGACGACGCCCTGTTAACCTCACACCTCGACGACATCAAAGAGCGTAAGAGTAAGCTGTTAGTAGATGCAGGTGTGACGGACAAGAAAGAGCTTATGTCTAACCCCAAGTTCGCTGAGTTGCTGAAGGGGTTTGGTGTTGAGCCACCCATGAAGATTAGCCCGACGACAGACAAGGAGACGTTTGCGTTTGCCAAGTCAGACGAAGGGTTCAAAGCATTACTCGACCATGAGAACGAGAAGGTACAATCTCTAGTAGCTGCACGCCTTGGCAGTAAAAGTACCTTGGAAGAAACGCGGACGCAAAGGTTCATAGACATCTCTGCGCGTGGCCTTCTACCCGTACCTGTAAGATATTATGCAGCACACACTGGACGGTGGGGCGGGGACGATAAGATCAACCTGCAAAACCTACCTAGCCGTGGGCCGAACGGTAAGAAACTAAAGAGTAGCATTGTGGCTCCCGAAGGGTATTCTCTGATCGACTGTGACAGTTCGCAGATCGAAGCGCGTGTGTTGGCATGGCTGGCAGGGCAAGATGATCTGACTAGCGCCTTCGCCAAGGGTGACGATGTGTATAAGCACATGGCGTCCAGTATATATAACGTGCCAGTAGATGGGGTGAGCAAGGACCAAAGGTTCGTGGGTAAGACTACAATTCTCGGTGCTGGCTACGGTATGGGTGCGGTCAAGTTCCAACTACAGTTGCAAGGTATGGGTGTATACATAGAGCTTGAAGAAGCGCGACGTATCATTGACATCTACCGCAGTACCAACGGAGCTATTAGTCAGTTATGGCGTGACGCCAACAACATGGTGCAGTACATGGCCCGTGGCGATAGCATACAGTTTGGCAAGTCAGGTGTCTTGCAAGTAGATGCACGCAAGAACGCCATCATGTTACCTTCTGGTCTACCCATGTTCTATCATGGCCTAGCCGCAGAGAAATCCGAACGTGGCTATGAGTACACCTACCGAACCCGCAAAGGACCGAACAGAATATACGGTGGTAAAGTTGTCGAGAACGTGTGCCAAGCTGTTGCACGTTGTATCATAGGGCACCAAATGATACTCCTTGCTAAGAAGTACAAGGCTGTGCTAACTGTACATGATTCAATAATTACCTGTGTACGTGACGAAGAACTAGATGAAGCACAAGCGTACATGGAAGAGTGCATGAGCCAGACGCCCGATTGGGCTGAAGGATTACCTATAACCTGTGAGAGTGGCACGGGTAAATCATATGGAGAATGTGAATAATGGATGATCGACATGAGTTTATAGCCGCAGAGATAGAACGTGCCTACGTTAATGCGGACGACGATTGGAAAAAAGAATATTACCATAACGCCGCTAACTACCTAGCTAAAAACCGTTATGTAGAAGGTGGTAAGATTTGCGCGTTTTGCAGGGCGCAAGGGATGGCCGACCCACACCATAACAATGTTTGGGGTGCGATGATGACCTCTCTGAGAAAGCTAGGTTGGGTTGAGAAAATTGGTATGGTTCAACCTACTACAAAACACACGCATATTAACGAAGTATGTCAATGGGAGAGTAAGTTATTTCGATGACACCTAAAGTATCGCCATGGTCTTTCAGTAAGATCAAAGCATTTGAGCAATGTCCTAAGCAGTTCTACCATGAGAAGATACTCAAGGAGTTTCCGTTCAAGGAGACTGAGGCTATCTTATACGGCTCCGCGTTTCACAAGATGGCAGAAGACTTTGTAGGTGCAGACGTACCTGTGCCTAAGAAGTTTGGCTTTGCTGAAGAAGCACTGGTATCACTGAAAAACCGCAAGGGCAAAAAGCTATGTGAGATAAAGCTGGGTATAACAGAGAACCTAGAAGCCTGTGACTTTTACGCCAAGGACGTTTGGTTCCGTGGTATCGCCGACCTAGTAATACTTGATGGTGATCTCGCGTGGGTGGTGGACTACAAGACGGGCAAGTCAGCAAAGTACGCAGACAAAGGTCAGTTAGAGTTGATGGCCTTGGGCGTGTTTGCAAAGTACCCACAAATCAAAACCGTACGTGCAGGGTTGTTATTTGTTGTGTGTAATGACTTGGTAAAAGACACCTACATGGAGTATGATAGCGGCAAGCTGTGGGAAAAATGGTTGGGTAAGTATGCCCAGATGCAGACTGCGGCAGACGAAGATATGTGGAACGCACGACCCAACGGGTTATGCAGACGCCACTGCCCTGTAATCGAATGTGTTCACAACGGAGCGAACTAATGAGGAAACGTAAAAAACAAGTCAACGCACCTGTAGGTAGTAAGACGTTTGAGGCACGTATGGAACGTCAGCGTGCCCGGCGCAAGGTTGATAAAGAAGGTGCAGATCGCAACGGCAATGGTAAGGCCGACAAGCGTGAAGGCAAAGATGTTAGTCACAAGAAAGCCTTGTCCAAAGGTGGTAAAAACAAAGATGGCGTGACCATAGAGAGTTCAAGCAAGAACCGCGCACGTAACTACAAGAAGAAAAAATAATTCGGGCAGTTGCC